TTCTAGTGCGTAGCTGGGTTGCTTTCGACAACTGGGAAATTGACATCTCTCGTTTTTGACATTAATCATATCGAGTTGTTTGTGATCGACACAAAAACGAGGTTTCGACTCTCCTTCTAGGGTGTAGCTGGGTTGCTTTCGACAACTGGGAAATTGGCATCTCTCGTGCCTGATATCAACCATATCGGGTTGTTTGTGATCGACACAAAAACGAGCCATTGACTCTCCTTCGATTCCGAAAGATGTATGTTTTAGACACATCGGGTGTTGGCATAGTTTAGCATTTTTTAGTCACTGTTTCTATTTGACTGAGATCACGTTTTTTGATACAAATTTTAATTTTGTGTTGAGACATTTAATATGGAATTAATTCGAAGTTGTGAAAATATCAATCAAATTTAATCGATACTTTCTTGACATCATATTTATTAATGTCGACTAAAATCAGTTATTCTGTGGATCAAGTCCTCACAAAAAACACAATATAACAAAGAGAAATTTCGTGATCACACCAAAAACAAAGCACATCTAGGACACTTCACAATAAAAATAAAATTATAAAATATATTTCATAAAAATCATAAAATAATTTATAATTTTATGTTTTAATTGACTCGAAAGTGTCAATAGATACGTAGTTACCCATCCATCATAGAGATATCTAATTAGATATATGAAGACCCACCATTAACTCCTCTTCGACTACTATAGTCGGTCCCCATCAACCGATCAATATGGTGTGTGATTTCGAGTGTGAAAGAGTGGTCGATACCGTTGAAATTATAAGGCATTCCCACTTCGTCGTATAGACGGACATCAACCTTGTTTAGGACGGGAATCGGTATATCGACAAAGACTTGAATTGATGGGGTAAAGGTATCAAAGGCAAATTGCCAATCTTCGACATTATCTAAATTAAATTTACAAAAGTATTTACATTTGGTCAAGGTATCATAAATAGTCTCGTAATTATTTAACTGTAACCACACGACATCTGATTTCCGTAGTCTAAATGCACGAAAAGGCTTTTTCATTACCACCGGACCAATTGTAGTTCCCACTAGATTATTAAATGATGTGGTGTAGGCTTTAACCGCCGAATCTCGAAACCCTAACATTTGATACAAGTTTCGCCATTTTAAGTTAGGATTAGGATTAAAATTCCACGTAAATGCGTATGGGTCAGTAGTGGTGATCTCAAATGTCCCAGTTATTTCGTCGGCGACAATCGTGAACATATTGGGTAGTCCTGTTTCTCCAAAAATCATGGTGTTAATTATCAAATCCATCTGAGCCACCAATTCTGACATATTATAATTGCCTAAAGGTAGGTATACTTCCCACTTGGTTAATCCTTCTGAAGTCTTGATATTTTGCTTATATGGATCTTCTTCGGTCGGAGGCGGTAATGATCGATCGATTAATTGAAAAGTAATATGATTATTATTTGCATTAATAGTCGTATCGGTATTGGGGATCTCACTCGAGATAATACAGATGCTTTTGACATTAGTATATGCCTTATCCAAGTATAACGCATAACTGTTGGGATACGGAAAATTATTGTCGGGATTTTGAACGACGAACGCCGCGTCGGTCGCAGGAATCGGAACAGCATCAGGTGTGGCTTCCATGTTACCCAATGAGTAAAAGATCCAAGTATATTGAAAATTAGATTGGCATGTTATTTTAACAATCGCTCGATCTGAATTGATGGTGGGATGGCGAAAAACATCGAAAGTAAACATGTGAAATTTATCGACACTATTGGTCAATGGATTACCAGTTGATGCTACAATATTACTGTTGGTTTCCAACGCTATTCGCAATTGATCCAAAGTCATCTTCTCGCCAGAAGACGGCAAATAAACGTCGAAAATCTCATCTAATGAAGGTTTCAAAACTTGTGCGACTGAGGTCGGAACGGTAATGTCCTGTAATCTAAATTGTATATGATTATTTGATGACGACGTTTTAACAAAATACTCATCATCGATCACCAAAGGATCGCCATTAGAATCGACCTCTAGTACAAAGGGGGCGAAAGGAAACAATTGATGATAATTATCTCCCGTCGTGAATAATGATGAACGAGTGCCTCCATTAGTACCAGTCGACAGTCCTACATCAGTTACGGCTTGTTGACGAGCACCTGAATTGATGGTCACGTAGGACTTATATTCCTTGAGATAACGTTTTTTATCGATCGTGTCTTGAACTTTGTTTTCGGTAACCGCATTGGTCAACAAGAGATCATCGATTGGTTCTTCACCGTCAATCACCGCATCATTAGTTCCAATTAAGACTTCTTTATTACGGGTCCCTAAATACTGATTCATGGCAAAACGCTGTAGTTCTCGTTCAACACCTGTGGTTTCAGTAGGATGGACAATCTTGGTTGTGTATTTATTATTTTGCGAAAAATCGGTATCCATCATATTATATTATACAATGTGAGTTTTATTTTTAATACATAACTTCTGGGAACTCAAAACTACATAAACATAATTCAATGATTAATACCATACCATACCATAACAATGGATAATAACTGCGCCGATTTTGACTGGGGGGATTTTGTGGAAAGATTGTTCAGACAACCACCCGCTGACCCATTTACTTTTTACTTATCATTTCTTGACGAAATCGATGAACGTAAATTAGCCAACCTATTGGGACAAATGTTGATCAATGGAGTCAAATTTAAGTATCACAAAGAAATCGCCAGATTGTCTCCAAATGAGATTGAGGAGGTCAAAAAATACTACCACAGTTTCGGTTATGACATCACCTATCAAATCGAAGTGGTTCAGGGTGCCGTTCCCATTAATAAATTTAATATTGATTTTAAACCTTACCCACATCTGTTTGATGCATATAACAAACCAGGTTCCGACATTGGTGTATCGGTTCCATATCTGTAAATTTATCACCCTTATTTGAGATCACATATGATTTCATAACAATAAATATAAAATTCATAAATAAAATATAAATATTATTTGAAATAAATCGTAAAATATTTTAAGTTTTAATATTTTAAGTTTTAATATTTTATTGTTATGAATCATAATTGATAGACCCCTACACAAAGTGATAAACACCGTTTAAACATTGAATTTACACACAATGGCACAACTATGCCCAGTGAGTGTGAAGGGGGACTACGGTCCCCCAATAAAATTTGATTAAATTATTTCTAACAATTTAATCAAATAATAAATGTCCACTCTTCGCGCCTTCATCATCTACAAAGAAATTAACAATCGTCAATTTGTCGAAAACAGTCAAACTGAATCACCTAAATCTGGACTCTTGTTTCTTGATCCTACTGATGTCTACCAATTATTTGGTGAAACACCACGTGGACAAGTCATCACACGGTGGAAAAATTGTTTTGAAAAGTCTCTGTCCAAAGACCAGCGATATCGTGATTTTTATAAATACGCGAAGTCGGTACCTGCTCATTTTAATGAGGTCTATGTCAGAATTGGTAAAATTTAAAATCCACACTTTTTAATCTGCTTATCAAATTTGATTACTTTGATTAACAAGACACTGATATGGAACCTAGTATATTGAATCCGTATCCAAACCATAAACCAGTTGATTTCTGGGAGTTACCCATTCCAAACCAATCACGGTTTGACTACAATCTGGTTCAGTTGGACCGAGATTGAACCAATTGGTGCCCAAGACTTAGCCACCACTCTATCAACCAATCATGGTTTGACCTCACTGGATCTCAATGGTAACCAGTTTAGTGATGATGGTATCCAAGCACTAGCTATCGCTCTACAAACCAATCATAGTCTGACTTCACTTAAACTTTGTAGTAACCAGATTGGTGATGTCGGTACACAAATCTTAGCCACTGCTCTACTAACCAATCGTAATTTGACTTCGATTAATCTAGTATATAACCAGATTGGTGCCCAAGCATTAGCTACCGCTCTACTCACCAATCACAGTCTAACTGCTCTTAATCTCAGTAATAACCAGATTGGACCAGATGGTACACAATCCTTGGCTACCACTTTACAAACTAATCACAGTTTGACTTCATTGAATCTCTGTGGTAACCAGATTGGACCAGATGGTACACAAGCCCTATCCACCACCCTACTAACTAATCACACCATGACTTCACTAGATCTTAATCGTAACCAGATTGGATCATCTGGTGCACAAGCCTTAGCCAATGCTCTACTCACCAATCACACTCTATATCCATCGTAACGCATTCGAAACAGAATGTAAACTGGATGTGACTAATGCAATCGATGGACGGCAAAAGTGGTCTCTTCAACAACAAACTACAATTCGGTCTGAATTTGAATGTGAACACAGTTTCTTGTATCAGTTACCGAGGGATGGATGTATTCTTCGGGATATCTTGAATTATGTCAAAATTTCACCATTAGAGATCATATACTGCTAATAAATTTTGACTACAATGAAGTTCTTTTCAATACCTTGGTCACAACACCAATACACTGGATCTGAGTTATAAATGTGGATCAAGCCATTTGACTACACGTAATCTCTCTTGTAAATATTAAAATATAAAATCGTAAACTCGTAAACTATTTTACGATTTTAAGTTTTATTTATTTATGAATCATTCGAGTGGATGATATCACGAAACACGGTGTAATGATCGTTGTGGATTAAATATACATATTTCTGATGGCGTACATGTTTCTGACTTATCACCCAATTGAGAGATACCCTTATTGATTTGTTTACAACAATGGTGTTCGAAATCTAATTCCGATCCTTCTTTAATACAAATAAACCCGTCAATTGGCAAATGATACAACTGTATGAACGTTTGTAGGATTGCAACAAATAAATGGTCTAATTTTCTGATTGAGACCCGACCTTTTAGGCAATCGGTCATTTGTGAAATTATGTGATAATAGGCGACATATTTTTTGGCTTCAATTGGATTTTTTAAAATTCTGTCAAATAAGTACTCAACACGAGTGGTATCGACGACTATATCCAATCCAAATAAAATACGTCCCAATAATCCAAGAAATTGGATCGATGCAAGGTCTTCCATTTTACGACTAAATGCCATCCTTGTGGTAGATTGGTTAGTCATTGTTGTCAGACTATCCAATAATTGTTTGAAGTTCCATTCATTGGCCACGTTTTTGGTTATATCAAGCATCTGTAAATTATGTATTACTTCGAATGTTTTTAATGTCCACACATGAACCCTTTTTAAATAGTAGATTGCTGACTCCTTAGTGCCGTAAAATTGCGGTTTGGCTGGCAATCGAATACATGGGTCTTCTGCGCGGTAAATTAAGTGACCAATATTAATGGTCGTCGTTTTGTATGACATAGATATGTATATATATACACAATATTAAAATTTTAATCATAGATTTTAGTCATGATTGGTTATGAATTAAAGATGCATTAGATTACCATTTTAATCGTGATTTATTTAGTGACTTCCACACACGCTTTCTGTTGGGGAGGTGTCGATAGTCAAGGTCTTGGAACTACATCAAGAGATGTGTGATACCAACCATATGGAGCACTTAATACCATCGCCTACGGTATGTCACACCAATCCGCTCCGTGGAATAGGTATTCAATCAGATTACAGACACTTATGCGTCATCTCGACGTGCCAATCAATGGAATTTAATAAATGGGGGTTTAAGTAAGATTTCAGTTTATCATGCTACTTTGAGGCAAATGAATAACAGATAGTCCATGACATTAAATATATGCGTACCAGTTAGGAAGTAAACATATATCCAAAAATTTGATTAATTATATATATAATCGTATAACAATAATTATACTTAACATGAGTGATAAGTTCAATAAAACTATCAAAATTAGTTTATTGAGAAAACAATCTATCGTACCAGATCCAACAACAACAGGGCCATCAGAACCACCCTCTTCTGTTTTGTTTAAGAAAACAGTCGAAATCGTGTCTAAACAGAAATTTCGAATCAAACTCAAATCTGACGTGCCACCCACGACCCAAGTGCCACCCACGACCCAAGTGCCACCCACGACCCAAGTGCCACC